AGCTTCTCCTGAGCCTTCGTGTAATTGTTCTGCCCGCTACTGTTGAATTTTACGTTGCCACCCATGAAACAGATATCACCGATGCGCGTAAGCAAAATGCTGTCGCTGCTGTAAGGTACTCGCCACGTCGTAGAACGCTGGGTTAGGGAAAACTATTGCCTGTTCCAGATTGCGATCCAGCTTCCGAATATCGCGACCCTCCCGCACCAGCGGTTGTCTTTGGTGTTCCACAGGCGGAAGCGTATCTGGTTTACGTCGCTGGTATCCCAACGTTGTGCGGTGTACTCGCCGGCCTGGCCGAAACCAGTGCCGAACGGCCCAATCGTGTAGGCCGCGTAATCGGCTTTCTTCCCGTTTGGGGATTGGACGTTGATGTAGAATGTGCCGTCATTATTCGTGGTGACGGTATGGCCTCCGCACAGAATATACGGCATTCGGGTTAGGGAAAGCTACGCGGTAATCCAACAGCCGGATATACCGACGAATCGGCCGGTATATCCGGTGCCGTGCAACACCATTTTCCCCTCCGGCGTGCCGTAAAGGTAGAAACTGATTGCACCGCTGTTGTCGGTGCCGCGCATGACCGCGCGGGAATCGCCGGACGGTCTGAAACCCTCCGGGATTGTCTCGTTGACGGACACGTTGCTGACCTGAGTGAAATTGCTTGTCAGCGTGATATACGCGCAGGCGGTGACAATACGGCCGACACGAACCAGAGTGATATGCCTATCGGAATACGGCATCTTGACTTGGCCCGTGACAGGGGTTAGGGAATCCCACACGTCGCTCATCGGCTTCAACACGTTGAACAATGGCACTGGTGTGCCGATGGTGATGCCGTCCAGCGGGATGCGGTACAAGGGCATGTCGTAGGTGGTGCCCCCGTCCAACGGGCTGGTGGTGTTCACGGCGGGGTCGGTGGGCGTGCCCGTGGTGGGCGTGCCCCTGACCACGACCAGTTTCGCGCTCTCAACCGACTGCGAGCCCCTCGCATAGCGGCATACGATGAGGTCGTTGCGTTTCTGACCCTGCGACCCGTTGGTGACGATCAGGTCCTCGGGCGTGCCTTGGCTGACGTGACGGCCCTGCATGACGAGCTCGCCCGTGCCGATGGTCACCTTGTTCGCCGAAACGACCGTGATCTTGAGCTTGTCATGCACGTTCAGGACATAATCGTCCAAGCCGAGGATGCCGGCGTTCAATCCCGCCGCCTGCTCCGCTGTCGCGTGAGCCTTGCCCGCATGACCGGTGACGAGTTCAGCCATTCTGCTTGCCTCCGTTCTGCATCCAACTGTCGAAGCTGTTATCAAAGTCCTTGAGCTTGTTCACATAGTCCGCGTGATCCTGCTCGCAGAACAGGTAGTCGTGGCCCGTGCCGGTGGAGTCCAGCCGGTTGACGTTGTACCACGTCTTGATATCCGGATCGTCCAAGTCCTTGTACCATTTGTTTCTGCCGCAACGGTCGCATTGCATGACCGTCGCATTGTCGATACGCGCCATAATCGGCTCCTTACTGTTTACTCGGCCCCGTAATCGACGCTTAGGACGCCGTCGGAGACCTTGACGATTTTCTTGCTGATAGTCGCGTTGACGGTGATGCCGGTGAGATTATCCCTTGCGGTCACGGTGTCGCCCACGTCAAACACGATGCCCGAATCCTCATGCACGGTGACCTTCACCTCACCCTCGGACTGCAAGTCCTGTAGTTTCTCACAGGTCTGCTGGTTCAGTTCGGCGGTTTCGGCGTTGCTGTAGTCGTAGACCTGCGCGATCTCGTCCACGCCCCTGAGCGACTGGGTCTGGCTGACGTTGCCTTTCGCGTCCGCATACCAGTGGACGACCGTTCGACCGGCACCCTCGCCCTTGCCTAGGCCTATGAGATGATTCGGTTTCCTCCACGTGCGGGTCGCGTCGAAATCGATGAGGTCACTGTCAATCGCATCGCCGTAATGCGCAACCGGCTCAGCCCAAATGTTGACCCGGCCAGACGCATAAGCGAGCCTGAGCTTCAGCCCGCTGGCCTCGCACATCCTCCGCAAACCCGTATAGCAGTCCGCGTAGCGGTCGAACTGGTATTGTTTGATGGTCGGGTCGTCACTGCCGTCAGGCGGTACAACCGCGTCGAACACCGAATCCAACCCGACACGGCTGATGAGCGAGCCGATGACCGTGCTGGCCGTGCCGCTCACGGTGAGATAATCCCTGCCCCTATCCGGCTCGAGGATTTTGTTCGCGAGCACGCCGTGCCATGTGCGCCCCGAGTAGGTGAGGGTGCTGACGCCGGACGTGAGCTGGTCTTCCATCGCATCGACCACGCCACCGCATTCGCTGCCGTCGATGTAGATATAGGCACCCGCATCGATGGTGGACGCGCCGCTCACGACAAGTTCGAAATCGTTTTCCTCCTTGCCCCACGCGCAATCCAGAGTGTAGTCGACGGCGGAACGGACATCGACGTGCTTGGAATCGGTAATAATCAGATCCACCATGACGGCGTGCTCCTCTCCTGGATCACTGTCAGGTCAAAGCCGAACCCGTTCCACTGCACCTGGTGTTCCCCGGCCGGCAACGGCTGGAAGATATAACTGCCGCCGTTGAGGCCGCTGCCTCGTTCGCCCTTGTCGAACACGTTCGTGGTGTCGCCGTTTTCGGCGGTCATGACGATGCTGCGTTGCCCCTCCACGCTGTTGACGGTCACATACGAGCCCGAGGGGATGTCCATGTGCAGCGCGTACCGGTTGACGCCGATGATGATGGCCGGCTGTGAGACCGGCCCGTAGACCACCAGTTCGAACGGCATCGGCGAGACGGCATCGTTCACGACCGAAGCGTTTCGTGTCGTCGGCAGGTAGTCGTGAGGGTAATCGTGCGGGTAATCAAGGTCGAGGCCCGGTTGCAGCGCATCCGACCAGAAATGCTGCACGTCATCGCGCTTGTGCCACAGGCCGTCAAGCAATGCGACCGTGAGCGCGTACTTCGCGGGGCCGGGCGGATCATAGGATGGTTCGATGCCGGTGATGAGCGCGGTCTGCGACCAGCCGTCCACGGTGAGCAGGCCGGCGTCGTCCTTGCTGCGGGATGACGCCACGGCCTTGACGTCCGCGTCGAACAGTTCGCTCGCCACGTCCAGCACGTTGAGGTCGGTGCATGTGGCCTCCAATTGGACGCTTGACGCGTTGAGGGAGGCGGAGTCAATGCCGTGCGCGGCCAACTCCACCTCCCATGCGTGCGTGCGCAGGCTCTCGATGCGTTTGACCATGAGACCGGCCGGGTCGATGAGATCAACGGCCCCAGCCGAAACGGCGCGGCTTGATCCTCCGCCTCGCCGGTAGGTCATCGACTGCATGACTGTCCTCCTGTTTTAGACGAGACCAAGCCTGCGCTTCTCTTCGCGGATGGTCATGGATGGCGTGTACTTAGCGATGGTCGGCCCCAAATCACCGTGCAATGCCTGCAGGTCGGAGCGCAGGCCGCGAAGCTCCACAAGCATCGACGCGAGGTCTACGAGCCCATTCCCGGTTTCAGGCAATGGGGCGGAGCCCTCCACACCAATGGCGGAGCGCAACGTCATCGGCTGGAATGCCGACTGTGCGGCGGCCGTGACACCCTGCATCCGCTTCGCGATGTCACGCTGCAATGCGGGGGTGGCCTTGTCAATGCCCTCGCTGATGCCGGGCGGGATGTAGCGGCCGACTTCGTCGCGGAACACGCGGGACGGCGAATGGATGCCGAGCGCTTCCTTCGCCTTATCGACCAGTCCGGAAAGCGCGCCCTTGATCTTGTCGTACAATCCGCCGATGGCACCGCTGATGCCGTTCCACAGACCACTGATGAGCTGCGAGCCGGCGTTTTTGAGCAGCGAGCCAGCTCCGGCGAACACGCCCTTGATGGCGCTCACGATGCCCGACACCAAGCCGCCGACCGCTCCGGCCGCGTTGGAAAGAATCGATTTGAAACTGTTCCAAGCTCCCGACCAGTTGCCGTTGATGAGGTTGGTGACCATGCTGATGACACCGGAAATAACGCCGACCACGCCCTGGATTACGCCTTGTATGCCGTCGATGACACCCGACACATATGGGAGCATCGCCTGCACCGCAGGCAACAACGTACCGGTGATGAATCCGATGATTGCGCTCACTACCGAGCCGACCACGCTGATGATGCTCTGGATGACCGGCATCAGCTGTTGGATGATGCCTGTGATGCCCGAGACCGCATCGGTTATGACTGGCACGAGCTGTTGGATGAGCGGCGTGATGGCGGTGACCAGCTGGCTAACGAAATCCATGACCTGCTGGATTACCGGGACGAGCGCGGAGGCGAGCTGGCTGATGACTTGGCCTATCATCGACACGATCTGCGAGGCGACCGGCAGCAGCGCGGCGATGATGTCCGCCAACGGTGGCAGCAGGCTGGACACGAGCTGGCCGATGAGCGGCATGAGCGAGCTGAGCGCGTTCATGAGCGGTTCGATGATCGTCGGGATGAGCGGTGCCAGCGACTGGAGTATGTCGCCGAACACTGGGATGAGCTCCGCGACAGAAGCGGTGATCACTGGCATGACCTGGTTGAACATGTCCTGCAGGCTTTTGCCGAACGCATCGAACGTCGGCTTCATTCCCGCGATCGTGTTCTTGAACAGGTTGAACGCGCCGGTGACCTGCGTGCCGAAGGCGTTGCGCAGTTCCGGCACCGTGGCGATGAGCGTGCCCAACGCTGCGACGACGATGCCGATGGGTCCGCCCAACGCGCTCAACGGGCCGGACAATCCGCCGAGCACCCCGCCGAGCAACGGAATCTTGGACAGCAATGGTGCGATGCCGCCTGCTCCGAGGGCCATGAATGCAGCTATCAGAGGGGCGATGGCGCTCTGCACGGGTTTGAATATCTCGCCGAGCCCGTTGAATACGCTGCCGATGGCGTTGATCGCGTTCTGGAACGGTTCAGGCAGGAGCGTCACCAGATCCGAGAACAGGCTCGGGATGGCTTTGACGACGCTCTGGGCGATGACCTTCACGCGGGGCAGGATGTTCTTCAACGCAGTGCCGATGGAGTCGGCGAGCTGCTGGCTGAGAGCGCCCATGTCGGCGTTCTCGTTGCCCAGTCCGGCGAGCCAGTTCTGCCATGCGGCCTTCATCGAGTTCACGGACCCCTCGATGGTGGTCGCCGCCTCCTTGGCGGTCGTGCCGCTGATGCCGAGGCTCTTCTGCACTCGGCTGATGGCCTCGGTCACGTCGGCGAACGAATCAATGGAAAGGTCGTTGCCTTCCTTCATCACGCCCGGCAGCTTGTTCGCGTCGGCGATGAGCCGCTGCATTTCCGTCTTGGTGCCGCCGTAGCCGAGCTTGAGGTTGTCCAGCATCGCGTAATTGCCGCGAGCAAGCGACTGATACGTCTGTTGGACGGTCTGGATGTCGGTGCCCATCTTGTTGGCGTTGTCCGACATGTCGATGATGGCCTGATTGCCCATCTCTGCGGCCTTGGCGGTGTCCCCGCCAAGCGAACTGACCAACGAGGCCGCGAAGCTCGTGACCTGGTTCATATAGTCGTTCGCGCCGACGCCGGCCGTCTTGTACGCTTCGGCCGCGTACTTCTGCACAGTGCCGGAAGCGCCCTTGAACAGGGTGTCGACGCCGCCGACCGCCTGCTCCCACGTGGCATACGCGCCCAACGCCTGCTTGCCGGTGGCCACCAGCGTGCCGCCGATGGCTGCCACACCTGCTCCGATGGCGGCGACCGCTCCCGTGGCGAGGCCCTTGATATGGGCGACCGCGTTTTGGGCGAGGTTTTTGAACGAGTTGCCTGCGCTGGAGGCGAGGTTGCCGAGCGTGCTGCCGATTGCCCCGGCGGCGGTCTGTGCTCCGGCTGGGAGTTTGGACCATACGGCTCCGGCGGCGGTGGCGATGTTGCCGAAGTAGTTCTTGGCTACGTTGGCTACCGGTGCGAGTTTCTGCCCTACTTTTCCTGCGGCATCTCCGATGGCGGAGCCGATTTTGCCGCCGAATGAGCGGATGGGTGCGGTCCAAGTAGCGACTGCCGTTTTGATGGTGTTGCCGGTTCTGCTTCCCCAGTCGCGAATCGGTTGCGTCCATGCGGTGATTGCCGCGCCGATTGGTTTGGCGATGCCTGACACGGTGGCTGCGATGCTGCCGCCCCAGCCTTTGAGGGTTTGCTGGGCGGCGCTGATGGCTCCCTTGAGTCCGGTTTGGATTTTCGCGCCGACCTGCACGGCGAAACCGCTCAATGAGGATACGGCCTTGTTCGCGAATCCGGCTATCTTGGAGCCGAGCGGTTTCCAAATGGCGTCTACGCCGAGCAGGCTACGCACGAGGCTGCCGAGCGCTCCAGAGAGTCCGGTGAAGGTGGATTGGCCCCGGCTGATGCTCGAGAATCCAGCCGAGAACGAGCTTGCCATCGTCTTCATGGAACCGGATACGGTGTTGGTGCCCTTGGCGAGTTCGTCCTCGGCGGCCTTGAGCGCCTTCTTCGCGTCCGCGAGCCGTTCGGCGGCGTCGTTGGACTTGTCGAGAGCGGTGGCCTGACGCAACTGGGCTTTTTCGAGATTGATGGAGGCGGTCTGCGCCTGAGTCGAATCCGACCCGTATCTGGCGATGGCCGAGTTGAGCCTCTCCTGCGCCTGCTGCACGTTGACCGTGGCCTGACGGTAGTTCAGGAGCGCGGCGCTGGCCTTGGAGGACGCCTGCGCCGCGTCACGCTTCAACGGTTTCAGCACATCGTCGGCGACGCCCCGGGCACTCGAACCGAATGCCTTTTTGAAGCTGCCGCCGAACGATTTGCCGATTTTCGAACCGTTGCCGAACGCCTGGGAGAAACGGTTGGAACCGGACTTGCCGGCCCCCCGCATCTCCTTGTCGACCGCGCTGCGGAAGCCCTTCATCGAGGGGAATATCGACACGTGGCCGGTTCCCACTTCCGATCCGAAAGCCATAAGGCGACTCCCCTCTTAGTTGATGGTTGTTTATCCGAAGAGCTTGCTCATATGCGTTTCGGCCTCGTGGATCTCCTCGGCGGTGGGCTCGTCCGTTTCGGGTTCGCCGTCCACGTCGCCGAGCAGCGTGGAAGCGCCGAGGAACTGCAATACGGTGATGTCGGTGGCGCTCATGGGGAACATGAGGCCGATGAGCGAGGCTCCCGTGTAGGAGGACGGGTCGCCGCACAGCGCCGTGTACAGGTCGATGGCGTCACGGTAGGGGAGACGCCGGCCGAGATCGTGTTCGATGCTCCACCCGAATCGGGCGAAGTCCGCTCGGACCTTTACTCCGTCATCGGAGTTGAGGATTCGGCAGAAGTCGGCGATTTTCCCAGTTCGACGCCCTGTGATTTGGCGAGCGTCTCCCCGTAGTCCTGGATGAGGTTGAACGCGACCTGCATGGGCTCCCTTTCGAGCTGCTTGGCCTGCTCGTCTCCGGCGAACACGGTGAGGATGCGTTTGACCTGGTCGAGGCTGTCGGTGTCGGTGGAAGCGCCGGACAGGGCCTCGAAGTCGGCGATGGAAAGATAGAGGGGCAGCTTGTAGACGGTGCCGCCGGGTGCCAGCGCCCAGTATTCGTTGTCCTTGATGATGTGGCGCACCTTGATCTGCTTGGCGACCTCGGCGAGGGCCTCGGTCTCCTTGGTCTCGTCCCAATCCTCGAATTCAGCGATCGAGGGTGCCGTGTTCTGCTGCTTTGCCATGATGGTTCTCCTGTCATACGTGTTTCTCCCGTCGTTGGTGTTGGGGCTCCCCGCATGCCGACAGGAGAGAGGTCATGCGGGGAGGGAATCGTTGTCAGGCCGCCGCGTAGGACTGCAGGTAGCGGCTGTTGCCGCCGTCTACGGCGGGATCGAGCTGCCATGTGGCGGTCAGCGAGAGGCCGGACACCTCGCCGCGCGTATCCTGCGCCGGCTCGTTGCCGGTGATCTGGATGACGCCGAGACGACGGCGCTTGCGGCCGAACTTGTAGATGGTCTCCTGATAGGCGAACCATTTGGTGTCCTGGATGATGTCCTTGACGTGGTAGACGCCGGTTTCATCGGGCCTGCCGATGGTCATGAGGCGGGTGAGGTCGTTGTCCTCGGCGGCGGTGAACGCGAGCGTCAGCGTCGGGTCGGCGTTGAGCGTGTAGCCCGGCTGGTGGAATTCGGTGGCGTCGTCGCCGTCGCGGGAGTCCTGCGGTGCTCCGTCGCTGGTGATGAGGCCAACTGCGGCGGAGGAGGAGCCGAACACGTCGCCGAGTTCGGTGATCGGGTCCGCCACGCTGGGCGCGATCTGCGAGGCGGTCAGCGTCTTGCCTGCCACATAGGGGGCGACGATGATCTTCGACGTGAGTACGTTCTTGACGGCATTAAGGTCGTTGCCCTGGTTGTCTGCTGTCATTCCATTGTCCTTTCAAAATGAAAAGACCCCGCAACGCATGCAGGGTCTAGGCAAACGGTTAAGGGATTGGTTAGTGTTCGCCGACCGTCGAATATTCGACGATCAGGTAGTAGTGCGCGGTGTCGGAATCGTCGGACACCGGGTATGGGCCGTTGCACGAGGAATCATCCACGGAAACGATTGGCGAGCCCTTGGCGAGGGCGATGGCCGGATGTTCGGTGAGCGTCGCGTAGACGCGACGGGCGAGAGTCTTGCACGGCTTCTCGTCCTGACGGCTCCATCCGTACACGTTCACGCCAATCGAACGGTCGAAATGGCCGAGCCCGTCCGCATTGCCGCCATCGTCCCGGACGGTGACGAGCGGATACGCGCCCTGATAGTCGGGAGGCTTCTTGCTGCCCACCTGCAAACCATCCACATCGGTGATATGAGTGCGCAGGTAATCACAGAGGAAAGCCTCCATGTCGGGAGGCAGTATCAATGTCATGTCTTCGCCGCCTTCAACGCCTTGCGGAGATTGCCGGTATTGGATTCGACCAGCATGGTCTTCGAATCATGGCCGACCACCATGAAGGTGGTGCGGTGCGCGCGTTGGACGGCCTCGACCTGCAGGCCGTCGCGGTAGGCTCCCGTATCCACGGGCGCGTTGGCCTTGGCCACGCCGAGCGCCTTCTCGGCGGCACCTCGGGTCAGGGCCCTGACGCCGGCCGAGTTGAGCATCTGGTCGAAGAACGAGTCGTTGAAATGCACTTTGATCTGTCCGCTTCCGGCCATCGGCTACCCCTTCCACTCGGTGAGCTGGACTTCCAGCGTGGGCTGCCAGCCGGTGAACGCGTTCACGTCACGGCTGGGGAAGCCGGACACCTCCCACATGCGGCCGTCCGCCGGTTCGGGTCGGATACGATCACCAAGCCGGATATCCGCATTCGGGTCGGCGACGGTGAGCACCGCCGTGGAGGTGGTCTGCACGTCCAACACATCGGGCGTGCGAGTCGAAGTGCTCGATGCCAGGGCACCATGCACTTCCAATTCGACAGGATGCTTCCAATCCTCCGTGGTCTGCGCGGGATTGTACGGGTCGGCTTTACGCGAGGCGCGCAGCCGCACGAACCGTGTGGCCGCAGGCAGGCCGGAGGCATTGATGTCGTCGATGATGCTCACGGCAGCGCTCCTAGCTTGTACCGGTCGAGTTTCGCCAGCTCGTCGGCCATCAACGACACGTTGTAGGTGACGCTGCTGCCGTTGACCGACTGGGATTGGATGACGCCGGCGGAGGCCATGCTCGCACGCTTCGCGGCGTTGATGAGCACGCCCATCACGTCCGGCACCTCATCCGGCGTATAGCCGGCGTGGATGCGGTAGCGTATCGCGGCGACGCCGGCCGGGAATGCGCCGGTGGTGCATTCTACCAAACCCGTGGTGGGGTCGTAGGCGTAGTGCAGCCGGTTGCCGGCGCTGTCGGTCAGCTCGTCGACGGAGGTGACATGGCGTGCGGGGAGACGAATCACCTTGCCTCCCCGCGAATTGGCTACGCCCGACAGTTCGATGTTCGGCGTGATATGCCAGCCGCACGTGCGGCGGATGGCCGCCTGCGCCGCCTTCAGCCAGAACTCGCCGTCAGCGTCGAAGCCTGACGGGTCGGTGATGATGTCGGGAATGGTTTCATCGGCCATCGTTCGCCTCCAGTCGATTCACGTTAGGCCACGGTGAAGGCGTGCGACTTGTCGTCGGTGCCGACCCAAGTGCCGCCGGTGATGGCATTGTCGGAGTTCTTGGTCAGGGAAATCGACTTCACGCCCACGCCGGCGGCACCGGGAGCACCATTCTTGCCGGCTGGCCCCGGATCGCCATTGCCGCCTTTCGCGCCGGCCGGAATGCCAAGCGTGAGCACGCCATCCGCGAGCGTC